TGATTTGTCAAGCCAATAAAAAAGATTTGATTTGGGATCAAACTTCAACTACAATAGAAACACGTGCGAAGAAGATTCGTATGTTGCCTGAGTATTACAAAATTGCAGTTGTGTTTAAGACACCACCACCTGTAGAGTTGCAGAAGCGTTTGGCTTCTCGCCCTGGGAAGAATGTTCCGTGGGATGTTGTGTCTAAGATGGCTTCTCAATTAGAAGCTGAGCCGCCGACCCTTGAGGAAGGCTTTGATGAAATTTGGTATGCGGAGTAATTATGTCTGAAGCTGAAAAACACGATGCGTTCATTAAGCGTCTAGAAGAAATTTATCCACGAGCAATGCGTAACGTGTATTGTGGTGTATCTATCAACGAGGGTTGGTATCATATTGTATCACTACTTGTCCAACAAATGGAATCACATATCAGTTGGAAACGTCGTCGTCGTGCGCAGGATCTTCGTTTGAACCGAGCTATTAAGAAAGGTCGCGACGCAGTTCTAAAGGTTATTGTTCGAAAGGATAAACAACCAACTGACTGGGACGTTGAACGAGCTGATGAGTATATCCAAGCTGGAGAGTTTATTCCAACTGAGTATGTACCGCATATTGAAATTCACCAGATCAAAGAGAAGTTTGGTGGACTCCGTTTCTACTATGAAGGTGGCGACGATTACTGTAGCGGTCTAGAATCTATGGCGGAGACTTGGGCTAATCGCACGTGCGAAACTTGCGGTGAAACTGGTCGGCAGCGCCAAGGTGGTTGGATTCGTACACTGTGCGATAAGCACGAAGCTGAACACCAAGAGAGAATGAAGAATTATCGGAGTGAAGATGATTAATCTTATTAAGTCCATCTATAGATGGTTGATGAAAGGGTCATGCTCGGGGGATTGTATGCAAGGTCGTAGACCTTGTAACTGTAAAGGTAGAAACGATGCGTGAATATAATCCTGACCGTTGGGTCATGTTGAAGTTTAACCATAATGGGCAAGACGTTTATAAGGTACTTGCTACATTTTATGGTGGTTATACCTCTGGAGACAGCTGGAAGCTGAACAGCGGTGTAACTAAGATTGAAGAATGTGGGCAGACTTATATGTTCCACGGTTCAAGTGGTAGCGTGTATCGTTGTCATAAGAATGCGTATGGTATGGGTGGTTATACCTCTGGTGTATTTGCCAGCTTTCAAAAGGAAGTTGATGAGGCTGAAGGTGTGACTATGGAATTGTTACCTGAACAAACTAATTTTATGGAGATTCATTATGAGTAAGTGGACACTAGAAGTTCAAGAGTCGCCAACTGGCGATCAGTTTATTGAGTTCCCACCAGAGGCTTTGGATCAAGTCGGTTGGAAAGAAGGCGACGAGATTGAGTGGACTGACAACGGCGATGGTTCTTGGACTCTGACCAAGAAAGAAGAAGAAAAGGTTTGGGTGATGGTTGAAGCACTCCAAACTTTCCGTATGCGTTATATGGTTCAAGTTCCTGCCACTAACCCTGAGTGGGCGCTTGATACTGTAACATGCAACCAAGCTAAAGAGTTTTCTCAGCTTGCTCTACCTGAAGTTATTTCTTCACATAGAGTTATGACTGAAGAAGAAGCATTGGCTCTGTGTGATGAAGACAACGATTATACTAAGTCGTGGAATGACGCTCAAAAGATTAAAGCCTTCTTCACGAAGGATGGCGAAGAGGTAGACCGATAATGTTTATGTTCGACGTTGAAACCCTTGGGGTTGACTCTACCTCTGTGGTATTATCTGCTGGTCTCATTTACTTTGAAGGTGGTGAGACTTATCAACAGCTGTTGGATAAAGCCTGCTTTGTAAAGTTCAAATCCAAAGAACAAATTAAAGCTAATCGTACTGTTGATCTTAGCACCCTTGAATGGTGGAAAAACCAACACGAATATGTTCGTGGTTGTGCCTTGGAACCAACTGGCGATGATCTTACAGTTGAGCAAGCGTTCTCTGTCTTACACAATTACATGAACAAGATTCCAAATGCTCAAAATAAAACAATGTGGGCTCGTGGTTCTCTCGATCAAATTGTAATTGATCACTTGGCAAAGAAATTTGCCTGCCAACCAATTACAGGGTATAATATGTGGAGAGATGTAAGAACGGCTGTTGATATTTTATATGGTACAACTAATGGTTATGTTGAGGTGAATCACCCTGACTTCCAACGTGCCGCTGTAATCAAACACCACCCTGTTCATGATTGCGCTCTCGATATTATGCAATTAATGTATGGAAAAGGTTAATGGAATTTTATACAAACGTACAAGTCGCTGGTGACAAGGTTCTAGTTCGTGGTTACGAAAACGGACGACCTTACCAGCGACGCATTGATTTTATGCCAACCCTTTTTGTTAACGCAAAGGGTAAATCTAAATGGCAAACTCTGGATGGCACTTACGTTGATGAAGTGCAACCAGGAACCATTCGTGAGTCCCGTGACTTCATGAAGCGTTACGATGGAGTGCAAGGCTTCAACGTTTATGGTCAGACCAACTACGGTCTGCAGTACATCAGTGATACATACGACTATGATATCAACTGGGATATGGAACAACTCAAAGTCTTTACGATCGACATTGAAACTAAGACTGAAGAAGGCTTCCCTAACATTGTTACAGCCAACGAAGAAATTCTTTTGATCACGGTCAAAGACCTGTCGTCAAAGCGCATCATCACTTTCGGTGTTGGTGCTTTCGTTCACAACCGCGATGATGTAGTTTATATCAACTGCGCTTCAGAGCAACACTTGCTCAAAGAGTTTATCATTTGGTGGCAACAAAACTATCCTGATATTATTACTGGTTGGAATACTGACTTCTTCGACGTGCCATATCTGTTGCGTCGAATGACTCGTGAACTTGGTGAAGCACTTACCAAGAAGATTTCACCTTGGGGTATGATCACTGAACGCAAAACATTCATCAAGGGTAATGAAGAAATCCACTATGACATTTCTGGTATTAGCCAGCTTGACTATCTTGAGTTGTACAAAAAGTACACTTACTCCAAGCAAGAATCCTACAAACTGGATTACATTGCAGAGCAGGAACTAGGCGACAAGAAGAAAGAGAATCCTGGCGATACCTTCCGCGACTTCTATACTTACCACTGGCAACAGTTCGTTGAGTACAACATTCATGACGTAGAACTGGTTGACCGTCTTGAAGATAAGATGCGTCTAATCGAACTTCACTTAACCATGGCTTACCAAGCAAAGATTAACTATGAAGATGTTTACTCGCAGGTTCGTATGTGGGATGCGATTATCTACAATCACCTTCGTAAGAAGGGTATCGTCATTCCAATGAAAGAACACAGCGGTAAGTCAGAACAGTTTGAAGGTGCTTTCGTTAAAGACGTACAGGTTGGTTTACATAAGTGGGTTGTGTCTTTTGACTTGAACTCATTGTATCCTCACTTGATCATGCAGTACAATATCTCTCCTGAGACTTTGACTCATGAAAAGATCTCTGTTACTGTTGACAAACTACTCAATCAAGAGATTGACACATCACACGCACACAAACGTGATTTGACCGTAACTGCAAATGGTTGGTGCTATCGTAAAGACATCAAAGGGTTTATGCCTGAGTTGATGGAACAGATGTATGCTAACCGTTCTAAGTTCAAAAAGCAGATGCTTGGTGTTCAACAAAAGTATGAACACGACAAAGGTAATAACGACCTGCGCAAAGAAATTAGCCGACTGAATAACCTTCAGATGGCTATGAAGATTGCTTTGAACTCTGCTTACGGTGCTATGGGTAACCAGTACTTCCGCTATTTTGATATTCGTATGGCTGAGGGTATTACAACTTCAGGTCAGTTGTCCATTCAATGGATGGCCAACGAGTTCAACCGATACCTGAACAAGATCCTAAAGACCGAAGGTAAAGACTTCGTTATTGCTATTGATACTGACTCAATCTACCTGACATTGGAAGAATTGGTTGAGCACTTTGCTGGCGACAAAGATACAAATGGTAAGATCAAGTACATGGACAAGATTTGCGAAGATATCTTCCAACCGTTCATTGATACAACTTACCAGAAACTTGCCGAGTACATGAATGCTTATTCTCAGAAGATGATTATGAAGCGTGAAGTTTTGGCTGACAAAGGTCTTTGGGTTGCCAAGAAGAACTATGTGCTTAACGTGCATAACTCTGAAGGTGTTCAGTATGCGACTCCAAAGCAAA